CAGGAACTTTATTAGTTTCCCAAGTTTGAAATATATTAGGGGGAATTGAATATGAATTTAAATCAGTTAATTTTTGTTCAATGTATTTTTGTTTAATATAAAAATTCATCTTAATCTAAACTCATTTAAAGCCTCTTGTATTTTCTTAATTTCTTTAAAAAACCATCCTACTTCATCATCAGCTATAAAAGATCCTTTATCATCAATTTGACTAAGTCTTTTATCACAATAATCAATAGCTTCACTCTGTTTAGTAATAAAATCTTCTAAAATCTCGTTTTTATTTAAGAGATTCCATACAATAAATCCTAGTATAATTAATAGGGCTAATAGTATTGCTATTATAATTTCCATTAGTCTGTAAAAAACGAATCTATTATTGATTTAGTTTTTTCGTTAAAATTTGGGTTATTTTCTGTGTTTATTGCTTTAGCCTTCCTTATAGTTTTATCAGCTTTAGAGGCATTTGCAGGTTTAGACGGTTGTTGTATAACCGAGTTCCCAGAACTCCACATTTGAAATTCTATTTCTTGAGCTGTTTGAATAGCTTGATGAATTAATAGTGGTAAGTGGGTTCTAAATTTAGTTTCTTTTTGACCACTATAAAAATAAAATTTATTACTTTCATCAAAAAGTCCTTCTTGATTACGAATAGCTAAATATTCATTATGGGATATTTTAATACCAGCATCTTGAAGAAGATAAATAGTACGATCATAAACTTTCATAGCAGGTACATGTTCATTAAATTTATAAACCATACCTAAATTTTTAACATGCCAGTCAGAATCATTTTTAGTAAAATATTCATTATTCCAATCTCCTAATTTACCTAATTGGCAGAATAAAGATACAAAATTTAACTCTTCACCAGTATAAGATTCAGTAACTCCATGGAAATCATATAATTTATGGAGTTGGTTAGCTATTTTATTTACT